GCCACGACTCATTGGCGGATGCGCGGGCACTTGAATAACTGACCTTCGAGTAATCACGGGACAACTGTTCGTAGGAAACGCCAAGACCGGCGGCGATATACCGCAGCAGCGCCTGTTCAAGCGCCGAAAATCCATTGTCTGAATCCTGCGCGGTCTGAAGTTTCAGATCATCACCGGGGAAAAGGTGCGGAATTTTGACACCGCCCAGCGTCACGCTATTCGTGTCATACCAGGTGGAGAACTTATCCAGAATATTAATAAGCGGATTATCCTTCTGCCCCTGCGGCGCACCGGCGATATATTCAAAGGCCTTTTCGGTATCAAGGTCACTTTCAATCGTCGCTGCATACATCGCCTTCACTATGGCCGACTGAAGCTGTGTTGCCTGCAGGGAATCGAGCATCTTCAGCCGTTCCATAACGCTGTAAAACTGATTGGCTCCACGGGTCTGCCCGTCCTCCACCGGCTCGAAAATATGCAGCATGGCCGGACGCCCGGTGGGAAGTTCACGCGGGATCCGTTCCCATCGTCCACTCCCGGAGAACGGAAAATCATCCTCACAGATATGGTACGCAACGGCACGACCATATCGATCGACCTCCACCCCGGCCCGCAGAAAACGGTTCCCGATACCATGTCCTGGCGTGTCCACCCGTTTCGGACTCACGGCTTTAAAACGCGTACGAAACAGTTGCGTGCTCTCCGGATCCCAGACCGGCTGCACAAAGATTTCGCCGTTAAACGCATGAACTCCCACACCTTCACGAATAAATTCTGTAAACGTGCGTTTCCCTTCCACGTCGATCTCGCCAAACACCCCTTCTGCGTATTCTGACCAGGCCGCCTCCACCTCATCGACAAAACTTTTTGTCGCGGTCTCCCGCATCCCCAACCAGCGCCAGTTCGGGCGGTAGCTGATAAGAAACATATGCCCGACAATGTGATCCTTATGCAGGGCCACCGCATTGGCCGCTATCCCGTTATTGCGCACCAGATCATCTGCCCGGGCATTCCCCAGACGCAACGCGGGCAGCAGGGCCGCATCGGCACTCTGCGCCGGTGGCAACCACTCCGCCATTTGCCCGCCAAATCCTGCGCCGCCCCCGTTGTAGCTGAGGCTCTCCCGAAGCGGAACGCCGTTCACATCAATCAGGACAGGCGTTCGTTTCATAACCTCACTCCCAGCGGACGACGGCGACGGCGGGTTGTCCCCAGTACCAACTCAGCATCATTGATCGCACGGTTAAGCTCATCCAGAGAGGCCGCCGTATATTCAATTCTTCGTCCATCTTTCTGGACAGACACCACCCGTTTACCGGTTAATAAATCAAGGCGCGCCTGACGCAGCGCCTGCAGTTCAGCGACTGTAACCATTCACTCCTCCGGACAGCTTCGCTGCCAGTTCTTTAAGGGTTGGCCGGGTCGTCTCTTCTTCCCGGGATTTTGCCAGTACAGCCAGATCAAGCTGCCAGCGTTGCACGGACACACGTAATGCCGCGTAGGCATACACCAGGCAGTCCAGCGCTTCGTTACGCCGCTTTTTGTTATCCCACAGCAGACGCATCTTTCCTTTTTCCCACTTCTCCACAAGCTCTTCCGCGACCAGTTGCTGCGCCTCTGTCTGCGAAAAAATCTCCGGATCATCAGGAAAACGGATGGCATACGACGTGGCTTCATCCGCAGGCGTGGGCTCGGCTTTCATACGGGCATAGAGAATTTCTTTTGCGGTGTCCGTCCCCACTTCACACAGATAAACGCCCCGCTGATTGCGGGTTTTCGGCATGGTGATCACCGGCTTGCCATAGACAGACGCGCCTTTTACCGGCAGCACACGGAAAACACCGTGTTTTTTTGACCTCTGGTAGACGATTTCACCATCGATCCCCCCGGTGTCCCAGCAGACACGGGAAATGGTCATTTCGGTGCCATCCGCATGGCGGTATTTTTTGTTGATCGCCGCATCCACACGTAACAGCGTCTCTTCCTCATCAGGACGCCCCATAATGATGATTTTATCCACCAGAAAAGCTTCCTCTCCCGGTGCCCATCCCCAGACATACATCTCAAAACGGTTTCGCTGCGAGTCAATGCCCGCCGTCAGATAAACCACCCGGGCAGGCACCGCNGCCGTGTAACGCACAACCTTATCCATCAGCACCTGGTGATCGAGTTTTTCGCCCACGGCCTCTTCCCAGGTCTCGCCCAGCGTGGTGTTCACAAAGGTTTTCAGGCCGTTGGGATCTTTCAGTGCATCCAGCCAGTCATAGACTATCTGTACCCAGGTGGTGAACGGACTGTACGCNGTCCAGATATGGAANGTGATGGAGCGCGGCGGCGGAATTTCATTATCCGCGGCGCTGAAAAACGTCAGACCGTCNCGGGTCCACATCCCCGTGTTTTCACAGATCCACCGCCCGTTGCTCTGGTCAAGCTCAGACTGATGGATCACGCAGCCATGATGTTCACAGAGGTAGAAAACGCTTTCGGGGCTGTCCTTCTCCCATTTAAGGCCAAAAGGCGTGGATTCATCGCCAAATTTCAGATACTGCNCCTCCCCACAGTGTGGGCAGGGCACATAAAAACGCATGAAATGCGCCGACTCGTTGGCCGCTTTTTCGATCTGGCAGGTGCCTTTGATTTTAGGCGTCGAGCCGCGAATGGATTTGGGCCATACAGAGCCCTCAATACGTTTATCCCCAAGCAGGGTTGGCGAACCCTCTTTTTCGACATCCGGTTCGAACGAGGAAAGTTCGTCATAGCAGACCACGTCCACGGATTTTTCACGGTAGTTTTTGGCGGCAGCGCCGCCCAGGCACCAGAANCCCACACCCGATGAAAAGCGTTTCAGCGTGAGNGTATTGTCACGATGTTTACGCCCCAGCCATGGANAAAGGTCTTTCAGACATGGCACATCCCGAATCGTCGCCTCCACGTGAGACTTCATAAAATCTTCAGCGGCAGAATCCGTGGGCTGAAAAAGCAGACTGTTTCGGGATTTATGCTCAATAAAATACCCGACCACCCCCAGCAACATCTTTGTATAGCCAACACGGGCAGATTTAATCAGATTAACAGTCCGGATCTGATCATTCCCCATGCTGTTCATGATGGCGATCTGGAACGGCAGCGTTTTCCATTCTCCCTCACCATATGAAGATTCTTTAGGCAGATAATAATTTTGATCAGCCCATTCAACTGGCGTCACCGGCAATGCCCTTATCAGGGGCTGTAATGCTGTTGTGACAGCACTCATCATATTATTCAGTTGTTGCTCTGATATATTCATCGAGTAAATCCGGTAATTTATCCCCCGCCCGCGCACACTGATTTGCCCCCTTCGCAATAAGGGTTTTCAGATGGTCAAGATGGCGCGGTGTTAAATCAGGAAACTGTCGCTGCATGGATAAAGGGATGGAATCAAGCGTACTGGATAACGCCATTGCCAGCTTGCTGAGGGCAAAAATACAGAACCCGGTGTCAATAAGTTTTCCTTTTGACACCTCATTTTTTAACTGCTGTGTAACAGCCTGTTCTGCTGTCAGTTCCCATCTGGCAATAAGCAATTTCTCCTCATAGTCGTCTTCGCTATCGCCATCAGGCACATCGTTTTTACTTCTTCTCAGATACGATATGTAAAAATCGCGCCAGGCATCCAGATCCAGTTGCCCTCGCTTATTCGATATCGGGGCACCCGGCAATTTCTGCAATCTGCGAAGCTGGCGATCGGTCAGACTTAAATGCCTGGCAACTTCAGTCTGCGTAGCCACTCCTCACCTCGCAAAAACTCTCACTTCACAATCACAACAAAACCGGTCATGTCCGGCTTACATGTCTATTTTTTGTGCATGCCCGGTTCACAGAAGACCTCTTTTTTTATTTTTCATATAGTTAACTTGAAGAGAAACCGGACATGGTTCCCGGAAAATTTTCATAAATAGCGAAAACCCGCGAGGTCGCCGCCCCGTAACGGTCTGGATCACCGGAAAGGACCCGCCAACGACTTTCGCGTGCAGGCATTAAAAATTTTGCAGTTCCATGCCTAGTTGAAACCTCGATTTCTATAACATCCAATTTTGTAAATTTAGATATAGCTCAACTTTTCCCAATGTTTTCAAGTGTATAAAAACAATTGGCGTTACGCCATAACACTATACTTAGGATAAGTAAAGATTTTAAGGAGTTTTAATGAGTCAACATCAATATTATCCACAGCTGAAATGGAAGCCTGCTGAATATGAATCTCTGATGCTTTTAGATCAAACTACGCTCTCTGGTTTTACTCCGATCATTACCATTCCAGACATAGACTGGGATTATGAAAACGAATGCTACAAGAAGAGTTTGAGTTCTTACTTATCTGACTTCGGTATTAACCTTGCGGCATCCTGGAAAGCCAATCGTCCTGTTTTGCTGGATGTTAAATATTTAGATAAACATGGTTCGAGCCGCCATCATCCTCTAGATATGTGTATCCAAGATGCTAGAGTAAATGGTAAGGAAATTATCCCTGTTGTTTCTCCCGCATATTCAACAAACTATATACATGCTGTTCAACGCAACTTAATCAATGGGCTCGCTATATCTATCACCCCCCAGACATGGCACCAATTCACAAGTCTGGTTAACCACTTAAATATTCATCCTAGTTTAATTGATGTAATCATTGATTTTGGAGATATTCAAAACGCAACTGATAGTTTAAAACAACAAGCATTAAGCATGGTCAACACATTATCAGGCCAAGCTCCGTGGAGAAACTTGATTTTATCTTCAACCGCATACCCAGCATCACAGGCAGGGATACCGCAACATCAAGTTCATCATATTCCGCGCCATGAATACGATCTTTGGATGTACGTAGTACAGAATTTTAGCAATGGAAGAACGCCAAGTTTTAGTGATTATCCCACCGCTAGCTCTACCATTACGAGCGTAGACCCACGCTTCATGTCTCAGTATGTCTCAGTGAGATATTCGAACGATACCTCATGGATCTTTGTAAAAGGTACCGCAGTTAAAGGAAATGGATGGGGCCAAACTAAAAACTTATGTACTACCCTTGTTAGTTCGCCAGAGTATCAAGTCTTTGGTTCCAAATTTAGTTGGGGGGATGATTACATTTACCAAAGATCATTAGGCGCTAACAAATCTGGCGGCTCTAAAGAATGGCGTAAAGTTGCACATACGCACCATATTACGTTAGTCGTGAGACAGCTTTATTGGTTGGCGCAGACTCAGCCTGCCAAGCCTTAACTTTCCAGCCTACGCGTTTCTTTAAGGCTGTTCTGACTTCAAGCCTGAGATTCGCTATTGGAATATTTTCCGCAATAATATTCCATAACTCAAATCGGGGCTTGCTTTTGATTCCTTTGGAATAGCCCCATCGTTCAAGTACGTCGATACATTCATCTTTCCAAAGCAATTGAGCGAGCATCAATGTGTCATGGTTTCGATTAAGCTTTTCTCCACGCATGTGCTTTATAAGAATGGCGCCTTTTGGCCCAACAGAAACCGTTTTAACGCCCCACCAACCTGGGATTAACTTTAATGCTCCCTCAAGATGTTTCTCAGCTACGACAAGAGTAACCTTGTCCATTACAGAAGAATAATGCTTGATTTGAAGAGGCAAACGCTCCAAAGAGTCATATTCACTTTTGAGCTCGTACCCGTGTATAACACCATTTATTACAGCAATGTCTGCTCTACTGGCGCCAAGGGATATGGAAAATTCATCGACCACAAGGCAGTCTGGATCTAAATGCGATTCTTTCAAAAGCTTATGATGCACCGCGAACCTAACATCTTGATCTTTCATGACTTCTCCTTACTCCCTCCGTTATTGAATTATAGCGCACTGCATTTTACTGCATTTGAGAGATTTGACCACTTCAATCACAAAATGCTTATCTGCAGCAACAAGATTCATAGCCATACGACTATGGTGATTACCTTTTGTCTGGAAAACTGACCATTCCACGAAGATCAGATAGGTCTATAGAATCTTGGTTTGTCATAGCGTTCGCCTTACTTTGAGATGAACCTTTGCTGCATAGGAGATCAGCCCGTCAAGGCTCACCAGCACTAACTGACTACTCAAAGGCTCATTCCAAAGGGTTTGGTTCGACGTGGTTGAGTGCACTGCGGTGCGCGGTGAAATACCTGTACAAAAATGCCCCGCATCTGCGAGGCATTTTCCTGAAAGTCACGTATTAAATTTCAGTGAAATTAAAATTATTTTAAGCACTGCGTCCTGATGTACTCCTGCAGGTAGTTGACCTGCGCGGTTATCTTGTCGATTCCACTTCGGAGACGGTAATAATTGAGTTCAGCATCTGCTGTAAGTCTTGGGCTTTCTCCATTGCCCATGCCGCTGGCTCCGGTCGTTGACTTTGCACAGGTAGCGGCGACTTGCAGGCGCTTACGCCCAGCAGAAACATCAGCACGGAGGCTTTCGATAGTCGCGTTAGCATCAGCAAGCTCCTTTGTATATCTGGCATCGAGTTCTGCTACGTCACGTTGACGCTTCTGCATATCAGCGATTGTGGATGTGGCTTTATCGCGCTGCTCTTTGTAGGTTATGGCGTTATCACGGTAATGATTCAGCCCCAGACTAAGCGCACCACAGGCCACCAGCAGGGCAATGATGACCACGCACAGTACGCGGTTCATTTCACCACCAGCGTATCTGACCGATGAAATAACCGGAGGCCATAATCACAAACACCAGCCAGATAAGAATGAACTTCCAGGTGGATAATTTTTCAGCCATCACTCGAATCTCCCGAATCAGTTTGCTAAAATCAAACACACTTTCTCCTTTGACTTTTCCGGAGTCAGGAAACACAAAACCCCGCTTGCAGCCAACAAACGGGGTTTTTACTTTTATTCTCTTAGTTTTTGTCAGTTCGCAGGATTTCGTGTTATCCGTCCGTGTGAGCAAACCGCATTTTTCAGCAAAATATTCTGCTTATCTGTCAATTCCCCAGCACGCCAGCGCACTCTCCTGGTCGCGACGGGATACCTGACCGTAACAGTTGTTTGAGCGAATACGGCAGTCTCTGCCACCGTCCTTAATCCACCAGCGAATCGCCTCACACGCTCCCCTGCGATCACCTGCATTAATTCGTTTATAAAACGTCGACGGAAAACACTTACCGGGGCCAATGTTGTACGGACAGAATGACGCGATCCCCGCTTTCTGGGGTTCACTCAATGGCACTCTGATGTTTTTCTCCACCCATGCCAGCGCCTTATCACGCTCAATGGCGTTAACCCGGTCGCATTTTTCCTTCGACAACTTCATGCCCGGAACGACAGGTTTGCCATCCACCAGGATGGCACCGCGGCAGATGGTCCAGATACCCGCGCCATCACGGTATGCCGTGGTGTGGTTACCTTCCTTTTCATCCAGAAACTGGTCGAGAATGTCAGGCGCAGGCGCACCAGCGGCAATCAGCGCCAGAACGGCAGCCGACAGGCCGTATCTGATTTTTGCGTTCATGGATATTTATCAGGATTTATCGGTTTCTGAGCCCTGGATATGTTTATCAGTTCCAGCCTGTTGCCTCAGGCTGCTAACAGGTCAATACAATCATGAGGATTATTTATGGACAATAACACCATTTCTCTACAGGAGTTGCTCGACAGCATTTCCAGGCTTCGGGAAGACGTGAATACCCTTACCGTCGCCTTCTCATATCTGGCATTCTCAATTCCAAGGGAACAGATGCAATCAACGCTGGCATCAATCCAGTTTGAATCATGCAATCCCAAATGGTCTCAGGAACAACAAGACTCTTTCAGGCGGCTTGCTGTATTACTGGATGAAAAATATGCTGGTAAAATTACCATTTCGGCGGACTCTTCAGAGAACCCGTAATTATTCCCGGTAGTTTTCCTCTGTAGGTTATCAACACATCCTGCGCCTCTAAAATTACGGGGCGCTTTTCCGGCGACTGCTCATCCCCTTCACATAACCCGGCAGCAACATCCAGGAAGACCTGTCTGATGCTCCTTCTGGCTGCTGCCTCATAAAACTCCAGCGCGGCACCTTCAACACGGTCCAGCGAGATGTCCAGGTCAAAAATTTCACCGTCAAAGCGTTTTTTGTCCCGTAACGCTAAAGTTACCGTAACTTTATTCTCAAAATTGCGGATCCCTTTCACAATCAGTTNATAGTTTTGAGTCATTGAATTACTCTCCCCGTGCAGCCTTACGACGGTCCTCTCTGATTTTGAAATACAGGTTAGTCAGATATGTCAGCAGCCCAAACAGCAGACTCCCCAGCACGCCTATTGCCGCCCACTGAGACGGGGAAACCCTGTCCAGCAACTGCAGGAACCAGTAGCCCGTTCCCACCGCTGACGTGGTGTATGACACACCTGTTGTGATTTTTTCCATCTGGTACATACCCCGTCTCCCGTTATCCGGAAGCTGACAACAATAAAAAAAGCCACCAGTTAAGTACTGATGGCTCTGATAACTCATGCAGGCNTCTCAGACGACCCACTGACACTACCGGTGAGTTTAACGATACCTTCCATTTGACTGGCTCACTTTTTATGATGATGCCGGTGCATTTATCTCCAGCACCAGACTTTCTATCTCAACGCCATACGTTGCATTTTTGGTAATATCCGTCAGCGTCAGTGCATTTAGTCCCACTGTCAGACTGTCTTTTATGACCTGGAATGCCGGGCCAGCCACTCCATTCAGTTTCGGAGTAACCGTGGCACTGCCGGCGGTGAACACCAGCTCCAGCGTCTGCCAGTCGTTACTGTAATTCCCGAACTCGCCCAACTTTGTGTTTCCGGCTTTCTTGTGATGCATCAGATTCAGTTTGCCGTCTGTGGTCTGGGTGAAGAACGACATCAGGAACGGGTTACCAGTCCCGGTCATCGCCACGACGTCAGGTAACGCTACATCGGTATACAGATAAATTCCCAGACCGAACTGGTTGTTGGTCAGTGCGCCTGACAGTCGAAACTTACAGCTCAGTCTGCCACCCCGTGTCAGCAGGGAGACTGCGTCATCCACCGGATGCATCAGGGACCAGGTTTTATTGCTCTGCTTGGTAACCTTAAACACACCATCTTCCAGCGCAACACTGCCGCCGGTGATGGTCCAGCCCTGCGCAGCAGCCTCTCCGGCTGTCGGCAGCAGGGAGACTGTACGAACGGATGTGTCACCATCAGACGGCCCCGATGGCGTGTCGCCGCCGGGCGAGGGTTTAATCTCCGGTGCGGTACCGCTGATGAAGGCGCTGGTTCGACCAACTGCGTTCAGAATAGCGGTTGCCAGGCGATCCGAAATAATGCCCCTGCGCGCCCATGAACTGAAATGTGTCGGACGATTTGACGATACCCAATTACCATTACTACGGGATTGCGCGCCGTAATAACCTGCATCAGCAATATCCGGGTCTTCTGCCGGTAAGTTGGTGGGCGTGTTGTTGCCGTTACCGTCGGTCATGAACGGCACAAAGAAAACGTTGTCGCTCTCCCTGTTTTTGTACGCGCCGTAGACGGAGTCATACTGTGTGCCGTATGTGTTTTTCCAGTAATACATCGTGTCGCCACAAATCCACGGTACAACTGCAGCACTGCCGCCATGGCACTGCGCGTTAAATCCGGAAAGGTCAGTACGGAACTGCTTCAGCATGGCCGTGAACAGGTCCGGTTGCTGTGCGTAGGTGGCAGCGCTCATGTCAAATTCGCCCTGCATCCAGCACACCGCCAGCAACACATTTTTCGGGTTCTTCTGTAATGCCGCTTTGGTGCGTGCGATCAGGTCCTGATATAACGGTTTACCCACACCCCAGCGTGCCGAATCCTGGCTGGCCCCCGTGTCCGCACTGAATGTCCCCTCCGCGCCCTGGGTGAATGCCGAACCACCACGACAGCATGGTACCAGCAGGATCCCCGCGTTATTCGGGATATACGGAAGCAGTTTTTTGGCAATATGTAAGCCCTGGCCGACACAGCCGTACTGCCCTTTGCTCAGGTCTGCCTTCGGATGATTCAGTGCGCTCATATCCTGAACATCATGCAGGCAGTGGTCTGCCGGAATGATGTCGTTAAATGCGCATGCTTTACCACCGGGAGTCACTGTGTTGCGACGGGCCAGTTGCTTAATGCGTGGGTGGGGCGCATCGTAAGAATCCGGAAGCGGAAGCCCTTCACCGTAAGCCATGGCATTGGATTGCCCGGCCAGTACGATGACGTAGTACCACTCCGGCTCAGTTGCACCACTGACGACCACATCACCTTCTGCTGCAATCGCCTGCATCAGGGTATAAGGGGTTATGGCCACCGGACTACCAAACGGCTGCCAGCCCTCTTTCAGTTTATGTGTCAGCTTTTCCGCAAGATCTGACGGCGACGCCGCCCTGACAACATCATAGTGTTTAAATGCCATGGTTCTTTCCACCATCTGAAAAATGATTCTTTAAAATACCTGACATGTAATACAGAAAAAACACAAAACCATACCTTAAATAAAAACCTCATCATCAAGCAGATATGCATGGATAAACTACAAGACGAGATATAAACCACCCTGCATTTAAATAAACAATAAACAACATCAGAAAAATAATTCTGCTCTATGGTTTACAATCAAAAATATCATTTATACTTTTCAGAACATCACCAGCAAGGCATAAACAAGGAAACTAAATGAAGTGGATTGTGATTGATACAGTTATCCAGCCATCATGCGGAATATCTTTTTCAGTCATATGGAGTAAAATAAAATTAATAATCTGGTATCAATCGGATGCTTTCTTACCTCCTGAAAGTATATTTACACTGACTCACACAGGCATCATGCTCAATAACAAAGTGCTACCTGTAACCATTTACAACGTAGTACCATTCAATAAAACATTCTGGAATTTAATCAAAAACAGCCAGGAATGCCCTACAAATACAGATAACGTATTGAATGAATGCTTTAATAACCGTTGCACTCTGCAAATATGTCCTTATGGGCTAAAACAACAAAGTCCATAAGCAGTTTACTCACATCTGACAAAATCAATATAAACAGCCCCTCCGGAGAGGGGCTGGAGAGTGGCGCTATGTGCCATTGCATGGTGCCGGGTGCCTCCCGGTGAATTCAGTACCAGCACCTGAATCCGCGATTATCCCATATACCTACTCGCTGATTACCCCTCCGCACAGGGGGATTCACCATGCGAAATTTTTTAACAAACTTCCCGCCGGCCAGACAATAATCGCCAGCCTGAATTATGAGCAACGTGGCATTTTACGGGAAAACTGTTTTCTGCAGTAAAAAGGCCCGCCGGAGCGAGCCTGGAAGGATAGCGGTCATGTGATGCCGGTTTCCCGGTAACTCAGCATCGGTATCTGAGTCAACGTTTTCTCTACTGGGTCATTTCCGATACGTTCCGCCTTCCGGCAGACTTTCATCACGTCAGAAAATATAGCACCCTGAGTAACAGGACAGTACTCAGAATTCAGGAAACTGTGACACATCCTGCACAGAAAAGCCCCTCCGGAGAGGGGCTGAAGTATAGCCTAATTTCTGTCTGTCGCATGGTGCCAGGGGCCTCCCGGTAAATTCAGCCTGTCTACTGAATTTGCATGTTCTCTGGATCATACACTTTGCCAGATGCCCCGCCGCTGAGGGGGATTCACCATGCGATGTAATTTTTAACAAATTCTCCGGCAGCCAGACAATCATCAAGCTGTGGAATTGTGAGGTATTTAAAAATTTCAACGGGTAACTGATACCCTGCTAATCGCCTGATGCTTTCTTTTTCAGCAACGGGAAAGCAACAACCACACACCCGCCACCAAAACACCATCAGACAGCACCGACATTATCCGGCTGCTGAAGTCCACCATCACCACCAGAAACAACAGGAGTGCAACCACAGCTGCTTAGAAGGCAATTGCTCTGTCCGGCTGAGCTAACAACGCATGATGCAGATAATGGACCGCCATCGGGGACTTGAACCCCGCGCAGCCAGCTTCGAAGGCTGGCGCTCTATCCCGATGAGCTAATGGCGGTATGTGATGGTGGCCCTTGCTGGATTTGAACCAGCGACCTGGCGATTATGAGTCGCTCGCTCTCACCACTGAGCTAAAGGGCCGGAAGCAGAATAATAATGGTGCGTAATTAATTCTGCAATCTCATCCGTTTCAAACGATTAAATCCTGAACTTCCCTGACTGTCTGCTCAAAACGTCCGGTCTCCAGTTCAACGCCAATCGCACGACGCCCGAGCGCCAGTGCCGCTTTTACCGT